TCCATCACATGGAGAATAGAATTGTTCTAGAATTATTCTTTCGCATCCATTTTGTTTAGTTGCTATCACATCACCTGGGAAAGTCACCGACTGATTAGAAGCATGAAGTTGGATACTATCTGCTGTACCTGATGTCCCTCTAAGTGCTCCTGTTTTTAGTGTGCTCATTAATTTGGCCCCAATCTAAATGCACCGAAATGTCTTTGTAAAACAGGTATAGTTGTAGTCCCAGAATCAGGGGCGTTATTAGCATATACCTCTAAGTAATCACTACTACCATTCATACTGACTATACCTGATAGAGGCAGAACTACATAATTATCGTAATCAGAATTTCGTCCATTAACCATAGTATATCTAAATGCATTACTACCGTTTTTATAAATAGCTAAATACATCCAGTGGGCTGCACTTTGGAATCTACATTGATACTGTGCCCAAACATAATAATAACCAGCTGTTTGTGGTGTAAACTTTGCAGTTTCTGCGAAGGCATTTGCACTATCTACTTCTTCAGTTCCAAAATCTAATCTACTCCAAGTGTTAGCTGTAAGGTTAACTGTACTATTATTAGATGCAAAGAAACAAGGTAAGCCAGTATCAGCATTAGCCCAAGACATAACTCCTGAACCATTTGTTTGTAAAACCTGGCCATTACTCCCATTGTTTGCTGGGAGTGTAAGTGTATTACTTCCAGCTGCTGCTGGTGCATCGATTGCTGTATAACCAGAGGAGCTTCCGTTTAATTTTAATGTCATGCTGCTATCTCCATTAAATACATAAAGCTTCCTCTACTTGCATCCTGACATTTTACCCAACTAGTATTAGCAGTAAACCTAGTTGCTTTCATTCTGTACCAAACAAGGTTAGTTGTATTGGGATTATCATATTGCATAAACGGAGCCATTAATTCAAAACTTTCACTGTTATTAGAGTTTGAGTTATTCCAACCCCAAGTTTTAGCACCTGAATCAGATAAGTTACTCCAGTCACCATTATTATAGGCAGTTGCATTAGTAGATCTTTGCAACCATAAAGCTGGCCCATACCTAGTTTCACTTGATCCTGTATCAGACCAAACCCACTGATTAGCTAAGACAAATATTTTATTACTTGAGCTAGTTGGGGTGATAGATCCAGCTAATCCCGTAAGTGCATCACCACTATTAAATTCTACTGCTGTGAAAGTATTAAAAGCTTTAAATTGAACAACCTTACCTTCGTCTAGAACTGATTTAGCAGATGTGACTGCATTATTAGCAAGTGTATCTGTGTCTACTATTCCGTTGGGTAGGCCTCCGACTGAGAGTCCTGTAATAGTACCGTTTCCGTTGATTGTTATTGGCATGGTTACATGATAGTCCAGTATTCACCGTCGCCAATAGTAACAGTGACGCCAGCCGCAATTGTTACAGGCCCCCAAGTACCTGCATTCTTTCCATCTGGGATGGTGTAGTCCGAATCAATACTGTTGTCATTAACCCAGAAAGCTTTATCTGTTCCACCACCTGTTGCTCCTGCTGCTGCAACTATCCATTCCATACCATTAGAGGTATAGCCAAGAACCTTGTCAGTACCAGAAGGTGCAGCGTGTATATCTAGCTTTGCTTCTGTAATTGTGTCATCAACTATATCTGAAGCACCTATGTTTAAAGCAGCTAGCTTTGACTTTGCTATTGCAGCATCAGATTTGATGTCAGCATTGACAATGGAACCATCCTTGAGTCCATCTGAATTGACAGTTGTTAATGCCATTTAATTAAGGCTTAGGATTATCGTCTTTTACTTTCTTCAGTTTCGCTGCCATGTCATCAGAGAACGCACCCTTTTTATACAGGTCATCGAGCTGATCTCCAATAGGAGGGTACTGACTTTTACGAGTTAGCTTGTACAACCCATCATCATATTCTTTATCTTGTCTTGCAATCTCTGCATCTACTTCTGATTGACTAGGAGGATCTCCATCAGAATTCCATACAATCTTGTATTCATTGGTTCCTTCACCAGTCTCATTTAAAGTAAATTGAGCACCAGGCTTAAGACCTTGAATTGCATGAACAAGTTTTGTGAGATCGTCTTTAGTTAGATTTGCCATGATTAAGGTGCTACCTCCAAGATTTGTATATAAGTTGGGCCGCCAGTAGAAATACCGACGTTCATTCCACTTAATCCAGCACAGTATTGAATTTTATATCTTACGTTACTAGTAGTACTTGGAGTATCAGTAATTAATACAGTGCTGTAACCATGTCTAGCATGGATTATACCGCCACCGCCTTCTTCATGTCTTACATCAAAAGACCAAATATTTCCACCACCAGCGGCATCATGTCCGTATGTATGACCTACAGTGTTCCAAGTTCCATTACCACCTATTTCTCTTTGAACTCTAAACATCAATCGATATCTATGATCACTTGAATAAGTTCCATATCCTTCGTGATTACAGAGTTTTGCACTGAGAGTGATTAGTAATTTACTATCTGCAGCTGTTGGAGCATAGTTACTACTAGTAAAGTTAGAGTCTTGAAAACTATTAACTGTTGTTGTTGTACTATTACTAGTACTACTATAAGTAAACCAACCTCTTAATTCTCCTCCTGCTGCCGCTGCTGCCCATTCAGGTGCAGTAGCACCACTGTTCATTGTAAGGACTTGACCCGCTGTTCCCTTTGCAAGCCTTGCATCAGCACTAGATCCTCTATAAATTATGTCGCCTTGTGTTGTAGTTGGAGAAGTTGAAAGCGTTACCCATGCTGGATCATCAGAACCCATTTGTAGATATTGACCATTAGATCCTTTAGCTAGCCTTTCATCTGCACTTGCACCTCTATAAATTATGTCTCCTCTAGTTGTAGTAGGTGATCCCGCTGCACCTTTAGCCAGGTAATCCCATGACCCATGAACTGTTCCACCAGTTGATGGAGCATTTCCTGTTGAAGCTGCGGTACAAATGAAAGAAGAAGTTACTCCACCATCTGTGTATTCAACGGCATCATCTATGGCATAAGCAGTACCATTATTGTACGTGCCACGCCAATTGATTTTAATTTTGCCGAGGTCAATAGTAGCCATTTAAATGGTTGCGATTAGGTTGCCACTTGCATTAATACTAAAGGAAATTCCTGTAGCAGCAAAGAACTGATCTTCAAAAGCAGCATAGTCAGATGCGCTAATATTATCAGCTCCTCCGTTCGTTGTCGTTACTATTAAATTTCCAGTGGCATTTTGATGAAGACCATAAACCTCTGGAGATGAAGCTACTTGCCAAGAACAGGTGTTATCTCCATCTGCTCTAAGATATTTATTTGTTCCTGTTATACCTGTTGATTTAACTGCTGTACCTTCAGAAGCAGAATCAACCCAAGTTAATCCTTCTGTCGCTCCACTCTTAGATAGAACTTGACCATTGCTTCCTGTATTGCTTACTTTTAATTTTGCATAATCAACTGTCTCTGATGATGGTGTTCCGATATTAACTGTTGATCCAATTGTAATGATAAAGAACGGTGCACCTGTAGCTGGAGCAGCAGCTAATTGAAGGGCAGATCCATTGAGGCTAAAGCCTTCTGATGGAAAACCTGTTCCTGAATTAGGTTTCTGAATTACACCATTAATGCTAACAATTAATTGTTGAGCTACAGAAGGAGGATTGCTGAGAGTAAACTTCCTTGCTGTTCCATTAAATGTTGCACTACCGCCAGGAGGGTTATCACTTCCACTACCTAAACTTGACAGTGTATTTATAAAGAACTCGCCAACAGATACGACCTCATCCCATGCATTGTTGGCTGCATTCCTGACATACATTTTGTCAGTATCTTGACTGAAAAATAGATCTCCAGCGTGATTGTCTGATGATGGATTACTGCCTGTTGCTGTTCTATATCTCTCGTTGAAAGAGTTAATGTCATCGCTCAGTGCCTTGACATCACTTTCTTTTGCTAACTGTTTGTGATAAACGTATCGATGAACAGCAGGTGTTCCACTTGTACTGTTTGTAATGTCAGAGGTGACCTGTAAGCCAGTGTCATCTGTCAGTGTCGCTGCTGCATACTCAGAAGGAAAGCCTGTAATTCTTACATTCTTATTTGTACCAGCACCATTTGTGATGGTTATCTCATTAGAACTGGTCGTAAATCCTGATCCAACATCTTTAATGCTGACAACTACACCTTGAGCTGGTTGTGTAGCAGGGAAGTTGGTAGGCCCATTGATTGCAACGAAACCGCCAAGAGCACTAACTACTCCAGACACATGGTCAGCAACAGCTTTTGATGTTGGTAACTCTGTATCGCTATTGCTTGTAAGAGATGTGGCTTTGGTCATGCCACTTACTACGTTTAAGTTCGCAGTAGTAGCAGTGACTCCATCTAACTTATTTAGTTCTCCCGTAGAAGCAGTGATTCCATCTAAGGTATTTAGTTCTGCTGTTGTGACCGTTGCATCATCAAGAATTGCAATCTCGCCTGATGTAAGTAGTGCAATATTTGCTGAAGCTCCAGATTGACAGCCAGCAAGATTCGTAAGATCAGCATCTAATGGTTGCTTGG